TATTTTTATACTTATTAGTTATTATAAGACCTACTCACAGAAGATAGTACTTTTTGAAAATTCACAAGATATATGGAGAACAGATACTTTACTAGAAGGATATGAGTATAAATCAGGATCTACTGATTACTTACTAGATTTTGTTTATGATTTTGATGTAAATTCAAACATTTTATATTATTTTAATATAACTCATTCAATGATTGGGGTATGGGTAGAAACTGTTTTTACAAAAACTGTGACAAATACGGAATACGACCTTAATGTAGGTAAATCATCTATATCAATACCTGGCCAAGAAGTAACAATTCCTGCTTCTTTAACTATTTATGATATTCCAGTTATACAAAAAGAATTTTACGATGGAATTGATAAACGAACATTCGAAACTCAAGTGTTACAAAAAATGATAACATCAATTCATTTAGAAGATTATAAAATACTAACAGATTTTGCAAATATCAAGTTTACAAATACGGATGGTATTTGTGTAAACATGCAATATAATTCTACAAATAGAACAGCTGTTATTAATTTAACAGATACCCTTCCATCTGGCATTGATATTCTAGATGATGGAGATAGATATATTTTAACAAGCGGAGAATATACAAATTACATAGCAACGTGTAGTGATTCAACTTCTGAAATATGGATTTATAAAGAACCAACTACAGACGATATTTTGACAGTTACAGAATTATCTGCAAAATATATTTATTCAGATAATGGATGGATGGTAATTCCACAATATGAAATACCTCTTAAATTAGATATTGAGGTATTTAAGACTTCAAGTTACACAGGTTCTGACACAGAATTGGGAACAAAAATAAGAGAGACTCTCATAAGTTCATTTCAAGATAGATTTGGATCTAACATCTCATTATATAGATCCGAATTAATAAATGTTATTCATGGAATATCTGGAATAGATCATTGTAGAATTCTAAACCCTGAAACAAATATTTTCTTTAATTTTGATTTAACTAAATTAACTAAAGAAGAGTTACTAACTTATGGACCTGAATATATTTATTTTGATTCATCTACTATAACCATAAGGATTATATAATATGGAAAAATTGCTTGCAAAAATTAAAATAAACAAACCAAGAATGAAGTCTGTTCTTGTAAGAGCTGTTGCAACAAATATATCTGGTTTATCAACTCCATGTTTCAGACCTTCTATGAAAAAACACTATTATGAATTTTTAAAACTATCTGGATTAACTGAAAAAGATGTTAGAGATTACGCAAAAAGGGTATGGGTAGGTAGAAAAGAGGCTGTATTTCAACTTCATAAAGAACCTCTTGCTAATTTTTATATTTTTCTAATGCATTATTTTTTAAATAAAAATGACAAATTGATGGCACAGTATTTTATGATATTTTATGAATTACGACATTATGCTGCTAGATTTGAAATTCATTTCAAATATTGTCAAGAAGATGTATTTAAATATACATTAGATACATTAACAAAAACTCATCTATTTTCTAGGGAGAAAACAATTGGGAATGCTATATATTTTCTATCTAAAGAACTTATGAAACAATGGGGACCTGCAATTAAAAATTATGATCTTGATAAAATTTCAAAATTTATAACATATGCACGACATAGAATTGCCCAGTCAACTCGTTCATTTGCTGAAACATACTATAAAAACGCTGAATTAGGACTAGGAATACAGACTCAAAGAGAACCCGCTGACGACGAAGAGAACTCGTATCAGCATGTTACGACTGACAAATTTAGGAAATACTAAATACACTGATAAAATTAAGGTTTCATTAGTATTGTTTACCAAAGAGTTAAAAGAAATGAAAATGTTATGTGGAAAAGATTATTATAAACATGTAAGAAAAATAATGTCAATTAAAAGGACTAAGAGTGAAATTTATTTTAAACAACAAATAAATTCATTAGTTATTGAAGTACTAACTGAGGTTAAGTATATAGACAGATACAATAAAGTTACATCTCAAACTCAGTTTTTAATAAATTTATTCTTAGCGTATTATTTAACAATGGTAATGAGACGAACAGTCTGCCCAAATACATAAAAAATTACACCGAAAAATGAACCGCGACTTGAATAAGGGAGCGGTTCATTTTTTCGCTGGGTTACTTATCATGTGCTTTTTTGGTAGCATGGAAAATAGCTTCCATTTGAATTTTTAATCCTTCGGGTCCTGACAGAAAGTCATAAACCTGGAAAGTATACATTTGCTTCATAAACTGGGTTTCCATTCCCATTTCTTGTGCATTTGTGGCCGCCATAGCAGTTGGTGCCCGGATGTAATTTGTAACAAAGACAAGTTCATTTATATTTTGAAGTGCCGGCGATACCGCCTGAACAATGCTGAGATGAAGGAGTTTTAATGAAAACTCCCCATTGTCCTTTACAAATTCTAAAATTTCTTTATCGCATCGCTGTTCTTTAAGATTAGAATACAGCACATCCGGGGAACTTATAATAGCGGTCAAATAATCGTTCATTTGTGGAACCTGCTTCTTCATCTGGTAGAGACCTTCGAGTTGTTTTTGAATGGTCGTATCGCTTTTCATAAAATCATAATCGTTTGACCCCCAACCACCATAAACAGTTGAAACTGACATCAACACAGCTAATACAATAATGAATATTCTTTTAACCATTGTATACCTCCTTTAGTGGGTAATGATACTTATCATTCATGGATTAATATATATAGTAACTAAAACTATACGTACTTTTATAAGAACAAATAATAAATAGAGAATAGAATATAAAGGAGCGATAGATGGCATCAATTACTAAAGCGAGTAAAATACAAACAAAAGCAAATAAGTATATTACTGAATTTATTCGTTGTAAAAATAATTTTAGATATTTTTGTGCTACTTATGTTTTACTTGAATTACCAGGTGGTGACACTCCTTTAATGTTATATGATAAACAGGATGAATTAGTTAAATTAGTCAACAGTAATAAATATGTTATTGTTTTAAAATCAAGACAAATTGGAATATCAACTGTAATTCAAGCATATGCTACATGGCTAGCTATATTTTATGATAATGCAGTTGTAGGGATTATTTCAAAAGATGGAAAAGAAGCAACCCATTTTGCGAGAACTATTCGTGGAATGATTGAAAAACTTCCTGATTGGATGAAACCTCCAAAAGGAGTATTAGGAAGAGGATTTGCAAAAAGAAGCGAACAATCATTTATTCTTACAAATGGTTCAAAAGTAATTGCATCTCCTGTTAATCCAAATGCTCCAGAAAAAACTCTTCGTGGTCAAGCAATAACATTTCTTGTCATTGATGAGGCTGCATTTGTCCTATATCTGGATAAAGCATGGACTTCAATGGTTCCAGCTCTATCTACTAATCAGATGCATGCTAAGAAAAATGGAGTACCATATGGCACTGTGGTGTTATCCACTCCTAACAAAACAGTTGGAATTGGAAAATGGTATTTTGATAGATATAATAAAGCTATTGCAGATAGAAACGAAATTTTCAAACCATTTATTATTCACTGGAAAATGATTCCAGAATTAGCAGATGATCCAGATTGGTATCAAGTTCAATGTAAACTATTCGAAGATGATCCTAGAAAAATTCAACAAGAGTTGGAATTAAAATTCCTTCCTTCTGAAGGTTCATTCTTTGAAGCAATAACTGTTGAGAAAATGCAAGATTCTTCTGCTATTATAAATGAAACAAAGAGGATTAAATTATTTGGAGGGGAATGTTGGAAGTTTGAGGATGCCAATCCTGGATCTTATTATTTAATTGGGGTGGATACAGCGAGTGAACATGGAGCTGATAAAAGTGCTATAACAGTTTGGGATTGGGAAACATTAAATCAGGTTTGGGAATATAAAGGAAAATGTAAAGTACTTGATTTTGTAAAAGTTGTTAAAGTAGCTTGTTCATTATATAGAAATGGAACAGTTATAATAGAATCAAATTCATATGGAAATCAAGTTGTTGAACATATAAACGATTCGGCTGAATATACAACAATGGTATATTCTGAAAAAAGAGGTGAGCAAACAATTGTTCCAGGGTTGTCTACTAATGCCAAAACACGGCCTTTGATGATTGATGCTTTGTATTCATATATTAGTCAGTTTCCAGAAATTGTAAAATCTGAAAGACTTGCTCTTGAACTAACAGGTCTTATTACTAAAAAGAATGGTAAAGTTGAAGCGGAAGAAGGTTCTCATGACGATTTAGCTCTTAGTGCAGCTTTATGCTTTTATGTAAGAAAATATGATTCAAGTAGAGTATTAGTAACAACAGATAAGATATCTGAACAAAGCCAAGAAATAAGTAGTTTGATAAATTCAAATACTTCCCACATGGATGAGATGTCAAATGCTCAGATAATGAAATATGTTAAAAATAATATTAGTGAACATCAAGGATTTGTTGATGTGTTGTCACTATATGATAATATGTAAGGAGACCATTAATGAATGAATTAGATGTTATTATAGAAGCTGTTGAGAATAATATTAAAGAAGGGGAAGATCTAAAGGAATTATGGGCAGTTCCAATAGGACTGAAACCAATTGTTAAACTTGATGGTTCTTTATTATATGGATCAAACAAACTCAATGATAAATTTATTAAGGCTTTGGGAAAACAAAGTCGAAGTAAAGGAGTTGTAAAAGAAATAGAAAAACTATTAAAAAGAAAAAAAGTAAATATTTGTTTTTTCACTAAATCTTTAATAGGATTTATAGCTTGGAGAATATTCATTCCAAGTTATATAAAAAGTATAAGAGGATTTTATGATCCTGTAAAAACTAAACGAATTTATATTCTTCTAAGTAATAATACTAATATTTTTACATATGCGTCAGATTCATTTATGTCACAATTAATAGTTCATGAATTGATGCATATGGCATCTCATGAAACAACTAAATTTATTTCAACATTTAAACCTGAATTGTGTTTATATTATAGATTTTTATTTAAACGATTATTCAGTTTAACGGATGAATTTGATGATAAGAAAGCAGAGCAAATAATGCTGTTTATATATAAAACATTTGAAAAAGGAAAAGGAAAATTAAATAATTCATTATTGGTGAAATATTATAAGTTTTTAGAGAAATCATTAAAACCATATTCTACAATGGATGATAATGACTTTGATAGGAAGTTATTAGATTTTATAACATTAATTAAATTATATATAAAAAATATAGAAGCATTTTTTAATAGTCTTAGAGTTTTTCGTCATATATTAATTCCTATGTATGACGCATATAAAGATGCATTTGGAATGAAAAATTTACAAACTATTTGTATTCAAGAACTAATATACCCGTCAGAAGTTATAGCAATATATTCTGAGAAAGGATCTTTATCAAAAGTAAATAAAATCATAAAAGCATTATAGGGGTTTAAAACATGGCCGATAAAAAACCGCCACAAGGAATTGATAGTTCTACAAGTGAAAGTAAATATAGAGCTAAAAAAATTAATTCCATGCAAGATCAGTTATATAGAATAGAACAGCAGTCCGACTCACAATCCAATAGAATACAAAAGTCTATGGCTGATATTGAAAAATCTGCTGAAACTATGAATCATACAACTGATAATAATATCGCTGCATCGGATATGAATAAAACTATAAGTGCTTTAAATTATACAATATCATCTCTAGGTAAAGGGATAAAACATATAACAGAAGAAACTGCTAGAGCAACTGGAGACTCAATAAGTCAATATGGAAAAGCCGTTGCTGAAGATATAAGTGTAAATAGACAAAATACGGTAGCTATGGCGTTAGCTAAATCAACTCCATTATTTGGTTATTTTGCTTCAAAATTCGTTGAAACTGATGTGTTTAAAACTGCCACAGATTCAATGAAAGATAATATTTCTAAAGGATTAGGCGGAATTTTCTCTGGTGCTGGTTCATTAGCTAAAAATCTAGGAAGTGATCTTAAAGGGTCGTTTGGTAGTGGTAAAGGAAAAGTTAACTATTCTCAAGAATCACAAGCAGCCATGGGTAATGTTAATGCAAGTATAAAAGAATTAGGTGCTAAAATACCAAAAATGCAAGTTGGTGGGTATGTTGAAAAAGGAGGATTAGCTCAAATACATCCTGCTGAAGTTGTTATGCCAATTGATAAACTTCTTGCTAGAATTGATGAACAAATTCCAGATAGAGTTCAATTAAAAGATTCTATTGATATGATGTCTGAGAGTTATGCAAATATAGAAACTTATATAGGAGGGGGTAAAAAAGGAAGAAAAAGTCAAGGGTTAGTTCAAGATTTTTTATATGCTTTTAAAAACGCAAAGAATTTTGGGGAAGGAAAATGGCAAGATAGAATGTTACGTGCTATGTTAGATTTAAGAATAGCAATGATTGGATCAACTGATAGATTACAGATTGCATGGCAACGTACACTTGTTGAACATCCTACATTTAGAAATTTAATTATGCTTGGAGATGCATTGAAAACTACTTTTGTATCTCCATTAAAATTCTTGTTTGGAATTCAAGGTAAATATAGATCTAGAGTTGCTGCGGCAACAAGAACCCAAAATGTATTTCTAAAACTCTCAAATGTAATGGGATTATTATATAGTGATACAATGATCCGTCTTGATAGAATTATAAGTCTTAATACTGAAATGGTACAGCTTGCAGGTGGAGAAGGAAAGGGAGCGGATCTAAAAGAAAAAACATGGACTAGATTAGGTAAAATAAATAAATGGAGAAAAAAACCTAAATCTAAATCTAGTCTAATGGGTAATGCATTTGATGCACTTGTTGATGGGCTTGAATTAGACCGTGATGCATTAGCAGAAGCAGGAATTACAAGTATAGGAGATCTATTCAAAGGAAAAACTTTAAAAGGAATAGCTAAAGGTGAACCTGTTGAATCATTTGCCAAAGCAAAATATAGACCTTTCAAGTTTACTCAACCTGGATTCTTTAAAGCGCATGCTGGGGAAATGATTGGAACTCCTGACCATATGGAGTCTTTCGCAAAGCATCTAGGAAAAAGTAGTAAGAGACAACAAAAGTTTGATGCCAAAGCAGAAAAAATTATAAATAAAAGAAATGATAGAAATACTAAACATGAAATTAAAATTAATAATCTAAAAGAAAAACTTGAAATGAGAACCGCAAGACGACTTTCATGGTTCAGAAAAAAAGAGCAATTTTTTGGAGTATTAAAAAGAAACAGAATTGTAAAGAAAAGTTTAAAAGAAGAAAACAAAATAAGAGAATTCTATAGAAAGAAATCTATAAAATATCAAAAGTCATTAGTAAGACAACAAAAATTTATGTTGTTCTTTACTGAATTTAGAGCAAGAAGACAAAGAAAACTTGAATTAATACATCAGAAAAAACTTTCTAATATGCAAGCTAAAATGAGAAAAAAAGAAGCTAAGATACATAAAAAAACTGCCGCATTAAGAGATAAAATTGAAAAAAGAAAAATCACACACGAACAAAAAATTCTAATGTGGAAAGAGAAAATTGAAGGTAAAGCAAGATATAGACAAGCTAAGATGGAAGCGAAAAAAGAAGCGGCCGCAAGAAAATTAGAAATGATTAAACAAAAACCATTTCTAAAAGCGCAAAGAGCTGCTGCAAACCGAAAAATGAAATCCGATATGAAAAAAATGAAATTGGAAATGTTCGAAGCTAAAAAACAAGCAAGAATTGATTCTAAAGAAATGAGACAAAGAATTAGAGAAGCAAGAAAAGAACAATGGTCAATAAGAAGAAAAATGATAAGTCAAAGATGGAAACAAGCAATGGATCTTCCTGACAAAATTGAACAATTCAGAAAACAATCTTTTAAATATCAAACTAGAGTAACTAAAATATTCGCTGGAATAGGTAGAAAAATCAAGAAAATTGGAAGTGCTATATGGCCAATATTAATGGCAATGTTCAGTACTCTTATGAATTTTGGTAAATCTTTATTTGGAAAAGTTGGTGCCGTTGGTGGTATGGCTATGACTGGAATTGGAAGCTTGGCATCAAAAGCTGGAATAGGTGCAGTAGGTGGTGCTGCTGCATTACCGATTGCTGCTGGTGTTGCTGGTGTTGGTTTAATGGGGTATGATGCCTATAAAGGAGTTGGTAAAGCTAAAAAATGGGGAACAAATAAGTTAGCTGCTGGGGTTGGAGGTGCACTAGGTGGAGCGAATGGGGCATTCACAGTAGGTGGAACTTTAAAAGGTGTTGCTAAAGGTGGAGCACTTGGAGCTGCAATTGGATCTATTGTACCTGGGTTTGGAACTGCTATCGGTGGAGCGGTAGGTGCTATAGCTGGTGGATTACTTGGATTCATAGGCGGAAAAAATATATCTAAAGGATTACAAGCTGTTGGAGGTGGTATTAAGAAAATTATCGTATCTATATGGAAGTTAATTACTTGGCCTTTGAGAATAATGAAAGAGATGATGTTATTTGCTAAAGATTGGTGGTTAGGCAAAATTTCTTCTATTCCAATAATAGGACCATTTTTGAAAAAGAAAGGTCTGTTGGGTAAAAATACTTCTGCTTCTGAGAGAAGACCAGGGGTTATGATGGGAGCAGGAGAACTTGCTAAATCAAATGTAGTTGAAAAATTATTTGAAGGGAAAATCACAGCAGGAGAAATTGCTAAATCAAATGAAGGAATTTCTAATGCTGTTAAAAATAGCATGGATCAAAACAGTCGTGCTGTAGTTCATAGTTCTTCTGCTATTGTTAATTCTGTAAATAACATGTCTAGTAATGTTAGTGGTGGGGGAGGAGGAGTACCTGGTGGAGGTACCGCATCAAGTGGGGATCAATATGCCCATGCAGTATTGGTATGTGGAGCAAGAGGATAAAAAATGACAACTATATTAAAACCAGATCACGGTGTTTTTGGATTACCACCTTCAATGGGTACGTATATATCTAATCAAAAAGTTAGAAATTCAATGCCTGTTGTGAATATAATTCCTTGTAAACCTGAGATGTCAACAGGACTAACAGCTTTTACAGTTTCTGAAGATTGGAATACATATAATAATATCCTAGAAAATGCAGGTTATAAACTTTCTGATAAAAATATTAATATAGCATTTATAGCTGATTCATTTCCAACTGATACATTTACTAATGAATATGGAGAAACCTTTCTACAAAAAATGACAGACGTTGCTTCTTCTGGAATGTCGCAATTATCACAGATGTCCAATTCAAATAATGCTATTGAGCTTATAAAAAATTTAAGTGGGCATTTAAGTGGGGTTGGAAAATCGGTAGATGGAATGATTGGTACTGCTCTTGGTACTGCTGGAAATATTGGGGCGGGGGTTGGAAATGCCTTACAAAGTGTTAGAAATGCTGCGGCTAAACAAAATTCTACATTGGGAGCTGGAGCTGATCTTGTTAATACAATGATAGCTGGTCATAGAGTTGACTTTCCACAACTATGGCAAAATAGTGGATTCGCTCCATCATATACATTAACATGTAGATTATTCAATCCAAGTCCTAAAAGTCTAGCATCTACAAAACATTATATTATCGGGCCATTAGCTGTTATATTAGCATTAGGAGTTCCTAGATCAATTGATGGTTCATCATACAAATGGCCATTTTTACATAAGGTAAGATGCCCTGGTATATACGATCTTTCTCCAGCAGCTATTACAAATATAGCGGTTATAAAAGGTGGGGATCAACAACAAATAGGTGATAATCAAAGGTTGGGAATGGTTGATGTGAGAATTGATTTTATCTCTCTTTTCAATTCTATTCTTGCAGATGAAGGTAAAAGAAAACAAGCAAATAGACCAACATTGAAAACATATTTACAAGCAATGGAAAGGGAAAAAGAAATAAGAGATCCTTATTATCATGCTCAAACAATGTCAGGAGATTATTATTCAAATATTAACCCGGAACTTATAAAACCTAGAAGAAGTGTTTATCCTGTTAGTACAAATCCTAAACTTATACCTAATAATTCTAGAGGGTCTCAAGTAACTACAGGAAGTTCAACAGTTACAGATAGATCAGCACAAGATGCCAAAGATATGGAAACTTTATTAACACAATCAAATAGCACCTTATATGTATAATATTGTTTGGATAAAGCATCTATATATATTAATAATTGAAAAGGGGTTGTTGGATTATGTAATTCATAAATACAACAACGCAAAGATAAAACACTTAAACTTTTTGAAAGGAATGTGTTATGATCTATTTACTGAACGGCAAATCAGTCCCGATTGCTTCAAAATATAGAATATAAAATATTATTTATTTATCATAGGGTCAGAGAAATCTGATCTTAAGATTTTTGCCCAATTTTTTTGTTAGTTCTAATCAAATTAATTCTAGCAACCGCTTGAAACTCTCCCACATTATGCCTTCCAAAATTTAAATCAGAGCTCCAAAGAATATATTTTCCAGCCAAATCTATATATTCTGTTATTTTAGTATTTAATTTTACACACTCTCCTACATCCATCAAATTTAAGATCGGAAGATTTCTTTCTAGATTCAATGATAAAGCATTTAAATCTGCCATTGTCCCGGAAAGTCGAGATATGAATTGAGTTTCATCTGATCCGGTTCCACTATCTTGTATATTATAAGATATTCTTGTTGGGGATAAAATTTCGCTATCAATTTCCATTTGATCATCACCATCAATTAATCCATAATTAGAACATATCGTTGCCAAATCTTGTTCCACTATATGAAACAATTTATCTTTAGGAGTTACTATATGTTTAAGTTTTGGTGCTATTACTGCAAATTTAACATTTCCAGAATATTGAAAATCTATATTATCGTATGTATAAAATATTTCTCCGTTAGTACTTTTTTCAATTATGTCTTTATTTTCTCCTGATTGTGCTAATTGGTATACTGTAAATGTTTGTGCTTTTTTCATTTTTTTAGTTAGATTTTTTATTTTAACTGTATTATCATGCTGACAAAAAATAGCAGGTATTCCAGCAAACAATCCAAAATGTCTATCTAAAAACCCATCATAACTTGTATCGTTTTCATAATTATATTCTTTTATAATTTTATAGAATGTTGTTGGAGGAATACATATCTGATCTATAGCTATTGTATTTTCTCCATCAGAATCGTATTCAACATCAGCTCCAATTTCAGATGCTAAGTCTGTTATAATCTCTCGAATAGTTGTTCCTGTATAAATTTTATTTACAAATGAGTGCATAGTTTTATATGGTTGTCTACATACAGTAACTATCTCTAAAGGAACTCTATCTTTTTGAAAGTTAAGTGATATTTCTTCTTTTGTAATTGTTACAAATTTTGATGTTAAATACATTAATTCAAAATCTACTTGTTCATAAGGAATTCCTGTTTGACCCGTTAAAACAACTGATAATTTAATCGGGTATTTTCCAAAAATATCTTCTAATATAATATCATTCGGATCAATGAGTATAGTTAAGAATACATTTTGATAAGCAGTTGTAAGGGATGACATAATTCTTATGTTAATAATATCACTTGAATAATCAAGATCATTAATAGTTACTTTTATATCATATCCTCTTGAAGGAATAGAAGTTCTTTCGTTTATTGGATTGGACATATTACAACTCCTTTTTATTATTTTGTTCTGTATTTTATACTATATATATAAACTAAGATTATAAATAATCTTTTAAGATATGGTTTTGATTACTATATATATTAATACATGAAGGTAGAAATATTTAGAATAACAAAAGGAGATAATAATGATAATACTGCCAAAAAAGAATGATCTGTTCTGTGTCTGTGGGAGAGCCTTGAATGATGATGAAACATTATGCCCAGCATGTAAAAATCACAGAGATAGAATGATCAAACAAATTATAATAGCAACGATATTCATGGGGCTGTTAGCAACGTGGTTTATTAAGTGACAAAAAAATGAACCGAAAAATTTCCGGATCATTTTTGAATTACTTTTTTTGCTTACGCTGCTTCTAAAACATCAAGCGTGTTCATCATTTGAGGAGGTACAGTCAATACTCTTTCAGCTACAGACTCAAGCATAAGTTTAGCATTCAAGTTTTTCTCAACTGCTGAAAATCTCGTTATTGCTAAAAATAAATTCCAAGCAGATGTACTCCATGATTGAATCCCTTGTTCACTTCGATTGGTCAAACTTTCTAAAATATTACTTATACCCTCTCTTCTTTTTTTCCCAACATTTTCAACTAGATCAAGAACTGATAACATTTCTTCTTCTGATAAATGGTTATTGAAACTTGTTCTTATAAGTTCTGTAATATTTTGGGCGAAGGTATTTACATAACCTCCTACGGCAGCTGTTAACCTCGTAGTTGAGTTTGCGATATGAATTTGTTTCATTGAGGATATTTTTTGTCTGAATCCGAAACTTACCATACCCAGTCTGCCTTGATCCATACAAATACCAAATGCAATATCTGCTTTCCCAGACCCATCATAAGTATTCCTTATAATTATCTGAGGATAAACATCTCCCTGTTCTGGTATATTATGGACGTTTGAGATAACTATTTCATTATGCATCTTGGTCAAGTCAAGACTCATGAAGTTATTTTCTCTTAAAATAGGACTACCAATATCAGTAATTGATTGCCTAATTTGATCATTTAAATCATCATGACCCATGAACTTATATTCGTCCGAAACAATCCCGCAATAATTAAATTCTGATTCCGGGGCTATTCCTTTTGTAAAAAGTGCCATTGCTGGAATATTATTATCGTTGGTTCCTTCAATTCCACCTGGCATTGTTTTTACTTGTCTATAAACCACTTCGCCATATCTATCAGCGTAGTGATAACATGAGTTACCTAAATCTAGCAATCCCATGTCTTCATGTCTTTCTGAAAAACTCATTTCTTTTTATATTTCCTTTCATGATTTGTTACTACTTCTATTATTACTTCTTCTAATTCACTTCTTAATGCCTTTGAAAAAAATGGAGTTTCGGTAGGAAGTATTTGTTTTTCTAAAACTTTAGCAAATAGCTTTATAACTAGTTTTCGTTTTATTTTTGTACCTTTTCTATTTTTAAGAATTTCCATTTTATTTCTAGTAAAAGAGAATACAATATCTGCTTTTTCAACTTTATCATGTATTGTTGGTATATAATCTCTACCATCTGGCCACTGTGGACGGATAGGTAAATCTATCATAGGGACCATTATATTCTCTCTGCGATCATTCTAAGATATATATTACGTCCATCAAATTCATATTCATGTTCAATTTTAACTACTTTAAATCTATCCTCCAACTCCCAGAAGTAACGTAAACGAGGTTCAGTCCATATAGAACAATGAGGGTCTACTTTAACATTAAGAAGTTCAGTTGTCAAAAGAATATTATGCTTTTCAAAACCAGGATTTCCAATCACTTCCTCATGAAGAATCATATTAGCCAGAATTTCATAATCAGGAACAACAATATCAACCTTCACGCCTGGTTTAGTACATGTAGATATTAAATAAATAAAGTAATTGATGTACTCCATAGAAACGTGTTCTAAAAATCTATATGCACAAACCTGATCAAAAAATAACTTAGTTTTTTCCATAAAATCAAAAGCACTCATACTTACAAATATTTCTTGGGTTGTATGAGATCTTTTTCTTTCTAATTCTTCAGTTTCTCTTTCAACTCCTCCTATTGATATTTTCGAATTTCCTCTATCATACATAGGATCTATATTTGTAATTATAGCGAGTTTTTGTTTCAAAAGAAATTCAATTGGTTTGATTTTTCCCGCCGCAATATTCAAAACATTTCCACAAAGAAATGACATATAAATCTCCTCCTATCCGTATATAATTCCTTCCATGAACTTTACCTTTTCTATAGATATATCAGGAAATCCAATATCAGTCATGGTATTTACAACTCTTTCTTTAAACTGAAGTAAAGTTTCATCATCTTTCATTTTAAATGGACTCAACCCGATATATAAATGATCTTCTTCATAGTCATGTTCGTATTCTAATTGTATTCCCTTGCATTTATTATAAATATATTCTCCAGCTCCGTCCTCCATGTCTTCCTCAGAAGCTTGAAATATGTTTTTAATTTCGCTTGATTCATAATCAACACCTAATAAAAAAAATGCCGAACTACTTGAATTTGTTACATAATCTAATTTACATTTCATGCTTGTTTTCTCCTATTGCCCTGATGATTCTTCGTAGTAAAAAATATCTTCGTATGTTACATCGAAGTTTAGTTTTTTCAATCCAAGTAATATCCGTGTTTTGAATTCTTTAAGTGTTTCATCTTCGTTCATTCTTGATGGGGAAAGTCCGATATATACGAGTGAAGCTTCCCACCAACATTCATATGATATTTCTACCCAGTTCATATGAGTCTCTAAAATATCATATACATCAGTAGAAGAACCATAAGGGCAACCATCTGTATCTTTAAAATGTTCCCGTATATCATCGGAGCTTTTTTCAATCCCCCATATTACATATGACGAGCTACTTGAGTTCGTTACAAAATCTGTTTTACACTTCATTTATCTTATATTTAACCTCTTATTTACTTCTTCTAGTTCTTTTTCAACTTCGTTTAATTCGGTGTTTACATTTTCTTCTTTAATACGAAGTTGAAGTGATTCTTTTTTATTTTTTAATTCCTGTTTAATTTGTATTAATGCATTATAATCTTGCTTTATAATTTTCGCTCCTTCAGTAGAAGCTGCTTTTTTATCCTCCATGATAGGATCATATAAAAACTTCTTTCCAACCCACCATAAAGAACAAATAATAAGTAATGTAACTAGCAATTGTGCAAACATATATCCTCCTTGAAAAAATACCCCCTAATAAAAGGGGGTATTCGCAAATTGACTTTGCAGTTAATATTGTTACTTGACTACGGCACCTTTAGGAATTGAAAGATCTAACCCGATCTGTTTCATGGCCATGAGGTTTATTGCCTGGCTGAATAGGGAAGCATCCTGATTTCCATATTCACCTCCAGATTTACCTCCAGCCCCTCCCATCATAACAGCAGGAACTTTCCTGTGGGTATACGCTTCGGCCCATACTGAATTGATCCTTTCAATTGTAGCAAGTTTCTGCTGAAGAGCACCATCAGCTGCAAGAACAAGTCGTTTCTTTTCAGCTTGCCCCTGACCTAAGAAGATATCCTTCTGTTTGGTAAGTTTAGCAGCATCTCTATCAAGAGCAGCAACTTCTTTTCTTTTGGTACCTGCGATTACGGCAACTTCCTTATCCCTGGCAGCATCCAGTTCAGCAACCTCTTTGTCCTTCTGAGCATCAACAACCGCCTTGACCTTTTCCTGTTCCTTCTCATATTTGGCCTTGGCGACTTTTGCTTTACCCTGAGCGACGATGGTCAACTTATCCTGTTCGGCTTCCTCGGCTTTTGCCTTGGCGGTCTGAACGGCCATGAGCGCTTCCTGTTGAGTAGCAATCTGTTTCTGAACCTTGGGATCATAACGAAACTGTTTTACCTCAAAGTTCTTCACCAGGATTCCGGTACCTTCAATCGGATTCTTCTGATATAAAGGTTTACCTTCCACCTTCTTGATGACCTGAAATTCCTTATTTACAATTTCACCTGAAACAAGATCCTTTACGGGTCTGACTTCCGATTTAGTCTGATATACACCATTTTGAATCTGGTCTCGTGCCCAGCTAATATACTGCGGGCGCTTACTGGCGTAGGATTCTTTGGCACTCATAAGGTTTGCAGTTGATCGTAAAACATTACGAACATGCGGTTGGATCAACTTTTCCCGTACATCACCATACGTTTTATGGCCACGTTCGGTTACCATAGAGATCGCCAGATCTTCTGATGTAGGCATAATAATACGAAGGGTTCCGGAAATATTACAAATGGATCCGTCATTAAATCGGACCTCCATACTGGTGTCCCGATCAACATCGCCGGCCGCATCATTTCCATGAGTAAAGAAAAAGGTTTCGGCTTTCGGCCAGGATTCAATATCACCGAACATCTGGGCCCACATTCCGGGTGTCATTTTCGCTGACATTGTTCCGGTGATGGCCGCCTGCTTGACCTGATACTCCCCTTTGTCAACTGTTTCAACAAGACTGGACCCGCCGATTAGGCCGACCAAAAGAATAATAACCATTAAAACTATTCCGATAATCTTACTCTTCCCTTTTTTAACTTTATCCATGATTTCACTATCATCACTATTTCGATTGTTAAACGGCATCTTGTAACTCCTTTTTTTTTAACTATTAGTTTTTTTGCTAATAAAAATTTAATAATAAAAAGACGAACCTTAAAATCCTTGTACTGAACTTTTATAACCTCCTTTGATAAAATTAAAAACCTTTATTCATAAATTAATATATATAGATATTTTATTTTAACATAATTTTATTGTCTTACATGTTCAGCTACAATTGATTGAGTAAAAGGTCTTAAATAGAAATCAAAATATCTATGCTTATCTATATCATTAGGGTCCATGATTTTTATTGTTTGTTTTGCAATTTCTAATTCACCATACCCCTTTAGAAATACAGAATATTTATCATCAGAAAGAGGTATACAGAATAAATGAATATCAGTTGACGTCATAAAGTTATCTTTTATTTTTTGAAGTTGTCTGAATAATCCTCGTTTTCTTTGAAATTCAATTTTAACAAGTTTTCCTAAAATTTCGTCCATTTTTTTATATCTATGTGACACTCCCTTAATAACAGCTTTGTTATTAGTTACATCATAAGCTATATAACTATTTCTATTTATAGACATTATTAAAGTTTGGAAATGTGCCCTTAATTCTAAAGTCATAATATCGCTTGATATTTTTCTTAAAATTTTTTTAACAATTATTCCGTCATACTGAATCATTAATAAATCTTCTTCTTTTATTTTACACTCTGAAATAAATTCATAAACAATTGCTGAGGTTGTATTCCTAAGAAATGAAGTTAATCTTGGATTAGTTTGCATCATTTTTCCGATAAGGATATTTCTCTCAGCTTTATTACTCCCATCAATTCCATGCAAATCAAGTCCGTAGTTTTTCATTATCGAGTAGTGACATGCTCGTATATCATAATTATAAACATCGTTTAAATACAAACTGCATTGATTATTAATCTTCATTTCGGTTTCCTTTGGGTGTTCCTAGAGTTGAATTCTATCACAGAATTCCATCCACAGAGCTCTAGGATGCGGGATAGTCGCATTTGTACAAACTTACTGTAAGGTTTTCATAATTACATTATCAATCTGGAGAAGATGATTCACATCTGTTACATCTGCCTGACGATCAATCAACCATGTAACAATATCACCTTTAGTTTCACCAAGATCATCTATATATTTACTGATCTGTTTATAAAGAATCTGAACTTCTTCAATATCCACAGCAGCAGCTAGTTGTTCAGGAATTCCTGCTGCATTTTCATTTTCAATAAGAGCAATAGAATCATCTTTTTTCTTCAACCGCTGGGTTGCAAATGGAATCAACTGATCCGCTACCTTACTACAGAATACAATAATCAGACCGGTCTTAACACCATATGCTTTGATTGAAATCTGATCACTATAATCATAAACAATCTGAAACCCTGTATTAAATACTTCCATGCTCTGACCGGGAATGTTCAATACTGGGCGTTCATTTGCATATTCAATAAGTCTTAGTTTCATCTTTGGATTATCTTCATAATCTCCACCTTCAGAATGGGTACATTTCAAAACAACATCCTCATTTGGATCTACTCCATCAGACCGAAGTGTTAAAAGTCCAATGTTTTCAAAATGTACTGCATTTTCAGAAATCCAATCACGTAAAGATGCAGTAGCAATCATAATCCCCGCATCTGATTCTTCTGTATTTACCATGTCAATTACTTCAGCTCCAGTTACAACTTCTTCTGCTGCCTCTGGTTCAGATACAGCATCCCCAAAATCAAGATCCTCAACTGCTACTGGGATTACGGGGTCTTCGTTTCTTACCATCTCGGACAAATTTTCACTTTCTACAGTTTCAGTTGCTGTTACAGTTTCACTCATTTTACTTCTCCTTGTTTTGTTTTCTCCATTCATGGATATCAATTTCTGCATATGTCTCTAATGCAGCTCCTGCTAGGGTCATTATTTCAATTAAACATTCATAAGTGTTTACGGGGGCTACCCCATGTGCATTAAATTCGGCACATTCTACTAACCAACTTGGTAGTTCTCCATCCCATTTGTTAGTATACTCTTTGCTTGCTTTATCAGTATAACTCTTTAAAAATACAAGAAAACTTGCGAGATTTAAATTTAAATTGGTTTTGTATTTACCAAAATTTTTCTCTTCATGTTTTCTTTCTTTCAAGTACAACTGAATTACTTCATTTTTAGTCATTAAAAATTTCCTCCATAGGAATCAACTCACACTTCCCCTCCTTAATATCTTTTGTAATTTGGTTAAGTTCTTCACCTTTAGTATCCCGTTGAATTGGGTTTCCGTACCATGATAATTCATATATAATAGAAGATATAAATTCCCATAATGTATAATCAGTTTTATATGTTTGGAATCCTTGTTCTGTCCTCTCTTGAACAGACATATTATAATCATCTATATAAAAAGTAGTATCCTTCAAAATAATAGGAGTATCTAGTAATTTATCAAGATGTGAAAATCCAAAACTCCAAGGAATTCCATTTTCTTCTGTAGTGCTCCCATCAACTTGAACATATATTTCTATACTATCTTTCATCTTGTCTTTATCATTCCATTTAGTGATTTGAACAAGACGTGATATTTGAATAGTAGGCATGTTATCTTCAAAACATCCTTCATCTGGGCATTTATTATATTCTTCAATAAAATCCTTAAAATATCCATCTAGATTTTGAAGTTCAGTGAAATTTAATATTAACTTAAAATAATCTCTAAGTGTAAATCCTTCTTCCAAGTCTATAGAATACTGAAGAAATCCAAGAATATTAACATCAGAGGGAAACAATTCGGCTATTTCATATTCCCCTTTTTCCTTCTCTTCGTCATACACCCACTCCTTAATAGAAATACTTCCGTTAACTTCAATAATTAAAGTTCTACTCATCTCCACTTATCTCCTTATCCTCTTCATATTCAATACGTTTATGAAACATTGCGGATATGTCAGTTATTAAAGTTTTCTGAATTTTACTTATATTTCCTAATTTAATTTCAACATCATCAAATTGCCCATCCAACATTAAGTCATTGAACCTATTTGAAACTAAATCTGCTGGTTCAATATCTAAATTCTGTTGTGCATAAACTGATCTTGATGTAGCTTCTAATGTATCACATAACATAATAATTAAAGCTTCTATAGTTTTTGGTTTTTCAGTTCTATATCTATATATGTTTTTAGATTTTTTTTTATGTTTATCCTTTTCAAATATTGATTTTAAAACAGTTTTTCCATGATGCTGAGCAACGATATTAATAATTTCAATATCAAAATTATTAGCAACCATAATTGTTACTGAATCAGATACATGACGTGTTATTAAATGATAGCTTAATTCTGGTTCAAGTCCATCATGTATATTAGAATCTTTTGGTTGGTTTTCAGAATAAATATTTGGAGCCCACATCTTTCCAATATCGTGATACATAGCAGCTATTTTAAGAGGATTAGGTTCTAAGTCGATTGCAGCAGCTACATTTTCTACAATAGATGAAACCGATTGAGCATGTTTATAACTACCAGGCGCTTTTTCTCTAAATTCTTTTAGAAGAGGATTATTAGGATCTAAAACACCTGGTTCCTCATCTTTTTTATTCTCATCAGTCATATTGTTATCCTCAATTTAAGTTTATCAACATCTAGTTTTAATTGATTATACATCTTATTTTTTTTAGTTATTGTAACCCATGGATAGGTTATATAATATCTTCTTATATGTCCTTTTTTTGATCCAGTTAACATTTGTATTATTCTACCATAATCATTAAATTTTAAATATTTATATTTTAACCAACGATAAATTGAAATGATTACAGCATATTCTCCTCTTGAGTAAGCAGGAACTTGAAAATTTGTACCCCGAACATATTTTCTTATAACCTTATCAAAATACTCTTTTGTTACATCAAATTTTATTATATCTCCTATTCTATTTTTTATTATTTTTTTAGAATTATAAACAGATTCAAATTGTTTGTTATACACCATTCCATATGTAAGTCCTATTTGTCTAATAGGCCCTACACCTGCTACATTTTGAATCCAATCTAATTTTCCTTGCCCACAACAATGAGTACATCCAATTCCATTACAATGACTACATATCATTTCATGTTCATTTAATTTTCTCTCAACTTGTATCATTTTATTAATTCCTGTAAGTAGTAATAGTTAGGAGTTAGTTTATAACTATAATCTCCCATATATTCAAGTACAATATCGCCCGACCATTTATATTGTCTTTTAAGTTGTTTTACAAATTTTATTAAATTCAAATCACCATTCTGAATATTGAATGGCATATGTTGTTGCTTACCTATTCTATTTGATAAATGTATAATACTTATAGAGTTAATTATAAAACTCATAATTTTATGATCAAACCATATATGTTCAGCGTGTGATGTATCAAATGTCATTCTAATTTTTTCATTTATATATGAATGACACATATAATCTATTTCCAAAGGACTTCTCAAAGGTTTCTTTCTTCTCCATTGAAAATTTTCGACACATAATTTCATCGGAGCTTCCATATCAACAAAATATTGTACAAATTCATGTATTCCTTTATTCGGATGGATTACAAATTTTTCACAGCCAAACCCAAGGTAAAATACCTCAATTAAATCCATAATTTGTTTATAGTTATGTCTTAAAATATCAATAGGTAAATGTACAATATTAATTTCTATTTGATTTTTATCAAGAATTATAAGTAACTTGTCTTTTAAGTTCTTATAAATATTAAATTGAAACAATCCTAACTGAATAGGTAAATTTATTTTCCTTAATTTTTTTAGTGATTCATCATCATGAATGCTGAACGATATTGACGGTCGTATCATAAGTAGTAATTTCCATTAAACCCGTATGGAACTCCTTTCCAATTTATAGCTATTGCTTCAGATGTATGGATTGATTCTTCATGACTACATTTAACAATCCAGTCTGCTAAGTCATCATTTGAATATAATGTTTGTGAGATTGCTCTTATTGCATCTTCTACAAACATAGGATTTGATCCTGCAATTCTAGCAATCTCCTGTTCATCAATTCTCTTAATAACAGGATAAGGCAGGGTCGGTAAAACCCCTTCAACTGAATGAATAATATCTTCAAGCCATACATATTTATCCTTCTGAACCCGTACTAAAATATCAGTAAAAGATCTTTGAGCATGAGGAAATCCTTGTTTATTTTGCCTAGCAAGATGTTCACAAAGTCCAGCTGAACATGGACAATATGAAGCATATTGAATCTTAACCCCTTGAAAGAAATCAAATTCATCAGCATGGTTTTGATTTTCAATAGAAAATTGACCTTCAAATCTACACTTATAAAAAAGTACAAATGAATTATCAGAAATAGGCGAATGTCTTGTAAGAGGTAATTTAAAGTCAAATCTTATAAATGCTTTTGTGGTTTCAACATTCATAACCAAGTCATTAAGAATTGTTTGAATCAAAGTTCTTTTTAAAGGAACATCTAAATAAGGTTTCAATGTTAATAATAATCTTGACATTGAAATTCCTTTCTCATTTGAATTAAGGTTTGTTCTGATAGATACGTTAGCAACGATCTGCCGGAACCCTCCTGATTTCAATTCTAGTAAGAAAGGAACTTCAACATTTTCAACTCCAACTTGAGCAATCGGAAGTTTAATCATAGGTTCCGTTTGCTGTATATCAGGTAATGTCAACTTATAATCTCCCTTCATCTCTCATACGAAAATAACCCATTTCAACAGAATCTTTCCATTCGCATAATTCATCACTATCACCTAAATCATGAGATGGATCATCCTCACATCTAAATTGTAAAAGCGGATCATCCCAAGGACTCCCTTGCCAAGCATCATCTCGAACGATTGTACCTGCATCAATTTTAAATGTTCTAACTTGTGTAATATATTCAAATATAATTTCTGCTCCACATACAGGACAAAATTTGTTATTCATTTTTAAACTCCTCTCGCGTTTTCTATCCAATCAAGTAATTTCTTCCCTTTACATTTTTCACATGGATAATCTTTCCATTTTTTCTCATAAGAATCAAAATTAATTTGTTGGCCAGAACCTTTACAACAAGGACACTTCACTTGACCTTCTTCTAATACTATTGTTTGCCTAATTAAAATATGTTTTAATTTTAATGATATTAAGCTTAATGATGAGCTACATCGGACGAATATATAATAAGAAATATCACCACATAATGCCACCCAACAACCTGGTCCTAAAAATAACATTATAAAAACTGTTAATGGTGTTCGTGACTTATCTAATTTTTCTATACTTTTTTCACAAATATCCCATCCAATAACTCCCCATCCTATCGTAAACAGTACACTTAATACTATTATAACTAGTGTATACATTATTTATCTCCTTAGTCTATATCGACACCTACAACTTTAAAATAAGCATCTAGTAATTTATTTGATTCTGGTTTTTCATCTTCATCTTCTGGAATTTCAATTAAATCTGTATCTACGTATTTCTTTATATATTTATTCTTTAGATCAATACAATCAGACTTTGTTGTAAAGAATTCAAAGAGATTCTCCGGCGCATCATGACCGATTAAGCACGCTGTTTCCATTTCTCCACACCTTTGGCCCCCTTTATTTTTACGCCCTCCTAGGGGTTGTAATGTGCGTCGTGAGTACGCTCCTATACCTCTTGCTGCTATCTTTTCATCAGCGATATGTACCATTCTAAAGAAATAAATTTTCCCTACTGCAACATCTTTAACAATATTTGTTTTGGATAGAGGATCATAAACTTTCTGTTTAAATTTAGTTTGTGTAAAATCAAGCGCTTTTTTCAACTGATCAAATGTTACTGATTCAAAAGGAGCTTGAATAAGAGTCATATTATTGATAAATTCTTTATCAATTTTTTCTGGTAAGTTTTCAGATGCTTGTTGTGTATACCATCCATCTCTAGTATTGTCAACAACATTAATATACTCCATAAAAATTGCTTTAATATGAGCTTGATCAATTTTTTCATCTACCATATCTTTCAACATCTTTTTCAAATTACAAAATGATTCGGCAAGATGAAGTTCAAACAACTGACCAATATTCATACGAGAAATAATACCAAGAGGATTAATACAAATATCAACATTTCGACCATCTTCAATTTTTGGCATTTTATCATGTTCTATAATTCTTGATATAACACCCTTATTACCATGTCTATTTGCTATTTTATCTCCAACTTTAATATTTCTAAAATATACTCCAGATAATTCAATTCTCATACCATTGATTCGTTCTCCCTTATTCTTGAACTTACCTATATATGAAAATTTATTTAAAGAATTATCCGTAATGAATTTTTCAGCAGCTTCTTTTGGTATTGCATCAGTTATAATTTTCTGAAATGCTTTTTCCTCAGATTGCTGTTTTTCAATTTGAGCTTCAACCCATTCTTGATACTCCGGAATATCATCATTCCAATCATTAGGATATATTTTAACATCGCTTATAATAAAATCATGAGTTGCTTTTAGAGTTATTTCTTCACCAAAGATTAAATTGAAATCATAAGAATTCATTTCTTTAATAATGGCATAAGGGTCCCCAGTTTTAACTCTCTCAAGCCTTTTAGGTAAGGGGGCATATTCTCCATTTTCAGTTGGTAAAGGAAGTAGAACTTTACTAGGTGGTAATATAAATGATAAATCTTTATTATGCACTGAAGTAAATATTCCTTCGTCTACTAATCGTTTTGATATGATAATCCCATCCTCGTAATTGTTTCCATAATGAGACATAATACCTGTTAATAAATTTTTACCTATATTTATTTTTCCATTTTTACAATAATTACTTTCCGCTAAGATATCTCCCTGATGGAATTTATCACCTTGAGTAACATAAATATTCATAAAGTCCATATTATCTACATAAATATTTCTATGTGAAATATCAAATATTTCTGCTTCTTCATTATCATAAACTACTATAATATATTCTCCACCAACATACAAAACTTCTCCACCACGTTTTGCTCTTTTTACAAATTGAGTATGATCTGTATATAATCCTTCACATCCAGAACTAATCAATGGGGTATCAAATTTCTTAAGCATGATCGCTTGTCTCATTTGTGATGATGCCATTTGAAGTCTTGTCTGATCATCATTTTGCAAAAATGGAATCATGGATACAGGAATAGAAATTGGCTGTCTCTCATTAATTTCATCAGTAAATTTCATATTTTCATCCACTTTTACATTCGGAACAAGATTTTGAAGAATACCACAATTATCTCTATCTGGAGTATCCACTGGGCATATTCTTCCGAACATTGAAGGATGTATATCTCTTAAATGTTTAGGTACATTTTCCCTTTTAAATCCTCCAGGACCTAACAAACTTATTCGTGACAGTTTAGTCAGTTCCTCAATAGGATTAATAGAAAAATCAAATTGAACAATATCAGATACATTACACTCTGTTAGAATATGTGTTGAATTAACATTGAATTTAGGTTGTCTAGCAACTCTACATGAAACACATAGATCGAAAATAGCTTTAGAAACCTTTCCAAGAATCATATATTCAAAACAACGAATTCTTTTGTTTATAAATTGTGTATCATCAATATCATGATTAAGAGAAAATATAAGTTCATTTAAAACACTATCAGTCTGAAAGAATTTGGCAGACATAATATCTACTTTTGTAATTAAATCAAGAGCATATACTATATCTTCTCCTTTGGATCTTTTATTATATTTGGAGTAAATACCACCAACCTCCAGAATAAAATTATCCTGAGTATAATCCCTTGATTCATCATAATATAGTTTCAAATCATATAAGAAACACTCATATAAATCAGAACTGTTTTCATTCGGTTCAATATTAGTTAAATCAAACCTCTCGACCAATTCTTCAATTGTATATGAAGCGTACATAAGTAATGCCAACGATACTTTCTTTGACATAAAACTTACTTTGACAAAAGGTGCTTCTTTATCCTTAAATATCATAATTGTGGCTACGTTAGTTCTTAATTTAATTGATTCACCACGAGTTACAACAGGTACATCAAATAATTGAAATAGAGGTATTTTCTTCCTCCCATTAATCATAATATAGTTATTATCTATGAGTTCAGGGATTATCATACTTATATCAATTTCTGAGGTTCCTTTTTGTAATCTAATAACGAGTTTTTGTTTTATTGTTTTACTTAATTCCCCTGATGAAAATTTTGAATCTTTCAAATCTACAGTCGTGACTGTAAATCCAATATCTTCAACAGGGTGTACTATCTCTGTAACTTTTTCAAGAATGGTATTATACTCTTCACGTCTAAGTTTGAAGATGCTATCATCTTCGTTGATCTTGAAGTTCGGATTAATAATATTCAAATGTTCTCCTCCTATGATTCTTCTAAGACTACTTTAAATAACTCCACTATCTCAACAGCTTTCTCTTGTTCTTCCATCACTTCTTTTAAAGAAGGATTATCTGCTAAAAGTTTATCTGTAATCATATTACCATATGCTAGATCTAGTATTAGATCTAACGCTTTAATAAATTTTTCTTGACCGATTTCGTCTAATTCTTTTAAGTTATCCAATTCTTTCTCCTAATAATATTTTATCAATTACACCTTTATATTCTCCAGTATTCAGAAGACCTTTCAAGATATGTCTTTTAGGATTACTAAATGCTAATCCTAAAATCCAACTTTCATTTGAAGGTACTGATTGAACTGAAAAGAATTTAGGTTTTAAGGCATCTCTATTTTCATAAAGTCTCCATTTTTTATCACCATTCCACATTAACTGAGAAACAACACATTCAAAATGAATATGATAAATATTTTTTCCATATACTTTAAATAAATCTGCTGTTATATCAGTATATGTTTTACCTTTGAATTTATGTAATAGACTGGCAACTGTTGAAAGATCAGCAACAATATCGTGTTGTCTCATATCATCAGACCCTTCCCCTTCTTCTTCCTCTCCCCTAATAACAGCAGAACCTGACGTATGAAATGTTCTTAGAATTAACTGAGTTCCCCTCTCTCCTAATGTTTGTGCTGCAATAATACCTATGAATTTAGAATGTAATTTTTTATATGTATCACCATAACATGTCTTACATACCTTTTCATTTTTACATAAAATAGGACTTCTTAAAAGAATTGTAGTTCCTATCAATTGTTTAGCTTGTTCAGAATATTCATCAATATCAATCTTTTTAAGAACATCATCTTCTAAATAATATCTTTGATCAAGCATCAATAATTTCTGATATGAATCAATATGAACCTGTAAATAATCAGTTGTTCCACAATCCTCCATATCAACATCAATTTGTAAATTAGCACATGTAAATATTAGTTTTCTTGATAAATAACCGGAAGTCCCTGTATTAACAGCCACATCCATTAGTCCTTTTCTACAACCATAAGTTGAATTAAAAAATTCTTGCTCTGTTAATCCTTCTAACAAACTATGTTTAATTGGAGTATCAAGAATTTCTCCATTAAAATTTGAAATGAATCCTCTTGTTAATATCATTTGTTTAACCTGATCCCAACTACCTCTAGCTCCCGATTCAATCAAATATGCATACTCAAAATTCTTTCTTAATTCATCTGTAAGCTTTTCACTTGAAAAATTAACCAATTGTTGTCTGATATTTTCAGGTTCATATATAGCATCTCTCAATTCACCAGATCTTTCAAAGATACAATCATCTAAAGACATAGTTGTACCAAAGACTGTAGAAAATTTAAATCCTAATTTTTTGATATTATCTAAACATTCAGCTACTTCATCTTCATGATATAAATCTTTAATATCATTTAAAATTATCATTAATCGTTTACTATCAACAGGACCTTTTATTGGGGTAAAATTAAGAGGTAAACAATCATTGAATAATATTTCCCCTTCACTCATGTTAGCTAATTTATTCATTGTTGTATATTCAGGAATATGCCCAGATGTTATAGCATAAACTCCTAAAATAATATCCTGGCTTGGAATTGTAGTTAATTTTCCATTTGCAGGACTGTGTAGATTTTTTGTAACGAACATTTTATCAATGATTTCTTGTTTAGCTCTATTCGAAATAGGAATATATACAGCCATTTGGTCTCCATCAAAATCAGCATTAAACGGAGCACATATTAATGGATGTATTTTAATAACTGAATCAAGACTTGTTTTAATTTTAAATCCTAACATTCCTAATCTATGTAGAGAAGGTTGTCTATTTAATATACATACCTTATCTACTACAATAAGTTCACAAATAGTAAATAAAATAGGTGATTGAGTTTCAATACATTCATCAATGAAAGTAATAGCTTTATTTAATAGTTTAAACTTGCCTATTTCAATTAATTTTTTAGCTATTTTTAATTTAAATATTTCCAATATCATAAGATATGGAAGGACACATTCATCTAAACTTAAAGTCGGCTCGGGAACAATTACAGCTCTTCCAGAAAAGTCAATTCTTTTACCTAAAATATGACCGCGAATCAACCCTTCTTTTTTTGCCATCTTATCTAAAATATGCTGATATAATTCATTTACATCTTTCTGTAGTTGTTTGAAATAAACATAAAATAACTGTTTATCTCTCCTGATCTCAATTATAGTACTTCTCATAGATTCTTTTTTAGTTAGAATTTGAGTATAGTACCTGTTAATTTTGTCAAGAATTTGGTTATTTTTGCTTATTCCTTTTGCGGCAGGTCTTAGATCAGGTGGAAGAACTATAACACTTCTAATTATTAACTTATGAATATTATCAAATACAAGTTTCCAATCAGGTCTTCCTTCTTCTGCCATATCTCTTGATAAATCGTGAATCATAGTTTCAATGGCATCAATACCTTCGAATGTTTCAACTCCCTCTGGAACAGCTTCAATATCTGATACTACAACAAAATCTCCATTACCGTCATTGTATAATACACTATTCTCATCTTTCATTAATTTATTAAGTGCTTTTTTAACCCCTATTCCTCCTATGTTTACAAGAAGATCATAAAATATAGGATTAACAACTGGAATAGGCAGAACTATCTTGGCAAATCTTTTTCTTCTTTCATCACTGTTTAATATATCAACTCTACATAAATCACAGTTATCACCTATCTTAGAAACACCATGATATGTTCCGCATTGGCAAGTATAATTCTTCAATGGACCAAAGATCTGTTCAGAAAATAATCCAGCTTCATGAAATTTTTTTTTGTTCATGATCTTTGTTGTTGTAACTTCGGTTAGTTCTTCACATACTTCTTCAAAATCTAGAATACCTGGCATATAAAAATCTCCTATGGTTTATTTATTTTTTGAAATATATAAGAAGCAATTTCAGCAAGGTGTTCTTTAACTCTTTTTGAAATCAATTCGTCAATTACTGGCATTAATTCATTTACTATTTCTGTTGCATCTTTAGTTGTTATTTTTGAATCTGTAATTCCTTCAGCCGTTTTCCTCACTGCGTCTTCTATAATTTTATTTAAATCTATCATTTATCTTTATCCTTAAAGATAATCTTATTATTTTTTAAATATTCAACTAATTTATTTTTAACTGTTCCTACAATTAAATCAATTAAAACATTACAGCCATCTTTAGCAATATCTTCTAGTTTCTCTATTGATTCGTCAATAAATTCTTTGATTTCTTCGTCGCTTTTTTCATGATAAGTCATATATTAAATTCTCCTACTACCATTTTTTCATATTCAATTTCACCCCACGGAGTGAAATAACAATCATCAGCATTAAACGTTGATAATAAAGTCTCTATAAAGAATAAAAATTTATTTGATATATACTCTTCATTCATTTGTGATGGAGTACAAAATATATTAGTTTTAGGACTAACATTTGGATGAGGACTATCTACAAACAACCATAAAAACAATCCTTCTGTCGTTTGAATTCTATAATTATTAATAATATACTTTCTATCAAATTTAGTAATTTGATATAATTGTTTTTTGTATATAAGTCTCTTTGGAATTATAATTTTATGATATGTTTCTTCCATTTTAAGCAGCTCCAGTTTCCGGAACCAATTCAACTATAAATTGGTTGTTGTTTTGAGACAGACAAACTACGTAGTTATTAAAACTATCTGAAACACTCAGCATTGCTTTTAAACTTTCAACAACGTCATTTCCATTTGTCAACATTCCTATTGGTATAGTATTTTCTGATATTGGACTATCTTTAGTTCCTAAACATAAATTTATAGGTGTTTTTTTATTTGCTTCCATAATTGGAAATACATTATCAGGAAGATTTACTAACCTTTTTTGACCAAAATTTGAATCGTAAATGATATCTTGTTCTTGTTTAATGAATCCTTTTAAGTAATCAAGTTCAACCTTTTGTACTGATTGTGTTTTTATTAAAGACTTGATTTGCTCATATCCTACCAATGTTGAAAATATAGATGCTGCGTGTCTTAAATCAATTTTAGTTAATTCTGAAGTATATTTACCTTTGTATTGTTTTTCATAATTTACATTCTTTCTACAATCAATTATCATATATCGCGAAGAAATATACAATCTCACATCTATAATTTTACTTCTGTTATAAGTATAATCTCTACAATCTATAACTAGATCACTATCAGGAATTTTAACTTGTCCCTCTATGAACTTTTGGTTGATCCGTTGAATTTTTAAATCTTTTCTTTTATTAGATAGCATGTCATATATTGAGTCAACTTTTAATTTACCTACATCACAACTTGGATATAAAGTGTTTTTTAGGTTTTTAGTTTGAACAATATCATGATCTACGCATATAACTTTCTTAACGGTTTCAATATCTGATATAGCATTAATAATGAAACTTCCTAAAGAACCAACTCCAATTACCGTTATTGTTTTATATACCATAGCCTACCTTTCATACACGTCCCAGTTATCAATTATTTCTAATATCTCATTGGAAATACTTAAAAAATACGTTAGCTCTTGACCAGTTAATCTACCCATTTTTCCATATCCTGTAGTTTTATCTCTTTTTTCAAAACTACGATGTATTTGAAGTTTAGGTTTAGCTCCTTTATAAGAGAATAATGAAAACAATAAAGTATTCTTCTCTCCTACATATTCAAATAGTTTTATGAGTTTATCAGCTTCAGTATTATATCCCATAGATGTTTCCTTTCATAAATAAACTTGTTTGGTGGGCAGGGTATCAGTATTATAACACTACATATGTGATATATACGACCACTGCCTCTTAAGAGCCCGTTTTCACAGAAATGCCTTTCTGCTTCTTGTTGCTCTGTCACCCGCTTAGTCGCTTCGCTTTAACCCACCAAACAAGATATTAATATTTAAACCTACCCTTTTTTCCCTGCAGGTTTAAGATACTCAAGCTGATCACCTTGTTTCAACAGGTAATCTCCATCAACTTCAGTACCGTTTACAAGACCACGAGCAAGAGTTTCTACATTAAGAACCTCTTTCAAGAATTCACCTACAGCACCAACAGTTTTCCCAACTACAGGAAAATCTCCTGATGAAGCACCACATGAAACACGGATTGTGGTTGAAATTCTGGATCCTATACGTGCATCGGGAGCTGTTATTTCGCTTGTGAATGTACCTCCTACAATATTTACATCGTGGGAAGTATCAACCTGTTTAGTTACAGTAGGGTTTGCCACTGCGGCTCTGCGTTTCTTGGGGGTAGTTTTAGCAAGAATTGCTTTGATAATGGTATCCTTGCGTTGTTTCCACATACCAGAAATATCAAGATCATAAGCACACAGTTCTCTAAGTTCTGCCACTGTTTTTGAATCCAAATTATCATAATTATACTTTGTCATTGTTACGCTTCTCCTTTCGGGGTTTGTTTAATAATTCTGACTTTAGAATCAGAATTCATAGATCGAATATCGAAATATACTTCGCTTATTCGGTTATCCTTTCTTACTACAACGTTGTAGAATGCCCAACACATTAGAGTTGCTGCACCCAAGTTTGTGAATAATAATTGAGGTTCTGATGCCTCTAATTCTTCACATGACATTTCTTCCGGTAACTTATCTTCAGGGGTTTCAATCTCCGGGTGATATGCACATAAATCTGGAGTTATATCCTCACCTTCCTTTCTAATATAAATTTGTACATTTCCATCATAATAATCATTACCGCCGGAAATCAAGGTAATATTTTTCAGAGTTTTACAATGATGAGAAACAATGTTTCTTGTTTTATGATTATCAACACATAGAAAAACAAGATCGTTTTCTTTAATAACCTCTGCAATATTGTTTTCTGTTATAAAAGCAAACATTGGTTCAATTATCATATTCCCAAATTTAGCTGAAAGCTCACTTGATTTAACTTCTGCTTTCTTACCGATCATTCCGAATTCTTGCCTTTCATAATTTTTGAATTCGTAAGTATCGCCATCTACAAATGTTAATTCAAAATCAAGATCATCTGAAAAATTGATAAACCTACAAATCTTTTCAGATAAAATTGAACCAATGCCTCCCAATCCTATAATTTTAATCTGGTCCATATTTAAAGAAACTTCCTCCTTTCCGTAATAAATCTAAACTTTTTTGAATTAGACCTGGTGATGGGTTTTCTTCTGGGCTACTAATATAGTTATCCTCTTCAATTTCAAATACATTTTTTTCTTCTTCTTCTTCAACATCCTCAATAATATTATCAATAACATAATCAATTTTATGTGCTTTGAATACACAAGTTGCACATGGGTTTTCATCATTTTCATCAAGAATAGAAGATATTTCCATTGTAGCAGCTTTTCCTTTATTTACTAATTTATCTTGTTCTTTCTTAAAATTTTCTCTATAATCTGAGAACTGTTCATAAACAGGAGATTCGTAAGCAACCGCATCAGAAACTCTAAGAAAAGAATTTTTTTCTTCTACCTTGTCTAACCAATCTTGATTAAAAATTCTTTGTTCCTCAGTTGCCAAAACTTTATAGAACTTATTTTTGGATGAATAAGTAGGATAAGAAGTATTTAATCCTTCAAATAAACTACCAAAATGTGACACCCCACTGCCGGTATTTCCTTTAACAAAAGATATCGGACTATATGATGATTCAGTGTGTTCAACCCCTTCAATATAATCTTGTGGTTCAATCATAAATCTAGTTCCATTTACAACCAGAGATGCTGAAATCGAAATATTATCTCTACCAGAAACATTCCCTAACGTAATATGAATTCCATCAAAATATTGTTCGTCATGATCGTCAACTCCAGAATGAAAAGCTCCCATAGTACCATGACTATGAATATCTCCAATTAAATCATAGCCTTTAAAAGATTCAGTTAAGTAATTTAAAGATCCAGGAGATATTAACTGATATGGAATAAAGAATTTAAATTTCCTGGTTTTTTGATTAAAATAAATCAAAGTAATTGCTTCTCCCCTAGATGCTTTACAAATCTCATTGAAAAATTCTGCTATTTTGGCAAAATTTCCAATAGGGATCTTGGGAATATCTAATGAAGCAGTTTCTTTTAACCCCATTGTATCCAAAATTGATATTTTATTTACCTTTGTTAAACTTTCTACTAGTCCTACTTTCTTTTTTAGAAATATACCCTCTTTAGAAACGATATATAAAATATCATCATTTGGCATTTCTTGAGTTCCATCGTTAACAAATACATTAAACATTATTAATTGCCCTTTCGTCAATTGTAAATTGACATCCTGTATCTACTTTAGTATATCCACCTGTAAAATTAGGCATTGCCCCTATTTTAGGCATATCAGCCATAATCCCGGGTTTAACTCTAGGATTTATAAAACCATACCTTCTCCAATTATCTTTTATGAATTTTTGGGTATAAGAATCTGAATACCCAGTATAAGATGAAGTTAATGTATTTATATTAAAAGATCTTATATTTTTATAATTTCTGGAATATGCTATAATATTTTTAGGAAAACCATCACCATCACAATACATATCTCCATTTTGAATATTAAGTTTCATATGATCTATTGTAGCATGATCATACTTTTTCCATTCAGGAGTATTTATTAAGTAGTGATTGAATTTATCAAAATAATCGCTCAACCATATAGTACAACAATTTGAACATAACACAAAAGGTTCACAATTAGTATCAGTTAAAACACCTATAACTATATTTGTGTCCTTTTTTGGAAAGAATGATATTCCTGCCTCTTTAACACGAATCTTAGTTCCTGCTAAAACAGTCCCTTGTTCACAAACATATCTTTGATCTATATGCCGAACAATGCCAATATTTATCTTAACCTCTGAATTATAATTATTTTGTATTAAATAAGGAACATGATATACCATCTCATTTTTACCTTTAAATAACATGTTCAAGACAGGTTTATTATCAATAATATTACGACTAAAACCAACAACAGTTCTTACTTTTAACATCTGTGAAGGGTCATTCCAATTAGAAACCACTACCTTATCACCTACGTTAAATTCTGTTATTTTATCAAACCCCTTTATATAGATTTTATTTTCTTTTATAATTGCATCATATAATTCATCTAGGTCATTTATTGTAGGAGTAACATTATCTAAATAAATATCATCTGTTAATAGTTCTGATTCCCCAAAATATATATCGTCTTTTTTATTTAAAAAAATATTTACCGCCATTCTGAAATATTTTGGAGCTTGAATTAAGGTATCTATTTCTGATATATTTTTTTCATAAGAATCAATCTTATTAAGAGGAATCTTTACATAATGGGCATTAGACCGTTTAAAATCCAAGGTTATATCTTTATTTTCAACACCAAATCCGGTAAATCTGACAGTTGTTAATTTTTGGATAGCTTGATTTCCATTATTTCTTGTATGTGATGTTAAAATATATTTGGTATCAATAACCAGATCAATATCTTTAAATTTAGGTTTCCTTAGATCAAGTAAGGTAGCTTCTATAATATTATGAAAATAAAACTCTCCATTTAGTCTTATTTCAAAATTACCATTACGACTTTTCCTTATTTTTTCAACCTTTTGAATGGTTTTAAATGGATATATTAATTTAATAATATCTCCTACCTTTATGGTTACCCCATTTTTCAATTCAATAGATTCAATATATTTTTTATTTTTCAAAAAAGCAACTATTTGTTTTTTGATAGTAGGAGTAATTTTTATAATTTTACGTTCTCCTCTATCAGTCTCAAATTTAATATTAGTTAAAGTGCCAGTATCTATATTTCCTATTAGAGATTCTACAAATAATTCTTCTTTATTTAATATTAAAGTATCTCCTACACTTATTTCTTCTCCTGCTTCTGAAATATAAAATGCATCAGTAAAATTATTCCATTCATTAGGTGTATCTGTTTTCTGTGCTATATTAAACATTGAAAATATATTTTTACTATTTTGATCATAACGGTCTCGAAGATAATCAATTGCTTGAGAAAGATTACGGCTGGATTTTAGCCACTTTACCCCAAAAACAAACATAGGATCTTTTAAACTGTTATATTGCCACATCAATAAATCTCTTACACCATCAATATTGTTGTAGTTATTATAACTTGTAATAATATCATCATTAAATTCAGAAGACCAAAATCTATGAATTAAATCATCACATATATCAATTATGGTATTTCCATTACCATAATTATTACTACCTACACATACACGATTATCACCACCTACATTTAATAAATTTGTTTTAAATAGATAATCGCCCATTGTTGTAATGGGGCTCAATCTGTAATATACTCTAAATGTTTCAAACTTATTCCTAAAGTCTAATATAATAATATAAACTGTATAAGGAAATGCAAGTCTTAATGTATGAGGTCTTTCCAAAGGATCAAAATTTTGTAATCCATATTCTTCAATTTTCTTTGCTTGACATACTCTTTCATACGCTCCAGACAAAGAAAAATCGGTTGTTACAGTTCTTACCTTAGGAGAGTCCTCTATAACATATACTTTATGACCACTTGAAAATACTTCAGAATATCTACAATTTCTAGGTAAAATATTCATATTTACATTACCATAAAGATTTTTTCTGAACCTATCTACAAATTCAGTTGTTGTAATTAATTTTTTCCTTATAATTGGTATAGTATCTTGATTTTCTGATAATTTTATATCCGATAAAGTTAATTGGGTATGATCTGGTTGAACTTTTATTTCTTGAATTAATGATTCTCTATTCATTATTCGCCTTTCATATATTTTATTATTTTCGCATACTCTGTTAATATTTTATTTGCTTTAACTTCCTTAATTTCCCATACTTTCAATTTCTTTAAAATACCATCCTTCATTACTTTAGGCATATAACCGCCCCATAAAGTAATAACATACTGCTCTTTAAACTCTCTTTCTAAACACACAAAAGCAATTTCATTTTTTCTTGATGCAGGAACTTCTAATGCTAGAAAAACATTAGGACCTTTAGGTAAATGTATATGATGTTTAATATTTTCATGTTCCTCAATTCTAATTAAATCACATAATTCCATAACTTGTTCATCAAGTTTATTCGACTTGATTTCATCAAGTAATTTATCAAGAATTCCCATTTATCCTCTCCTTCTGGCATGTTTCATATAGAATCTTTGATTAGTAGGAGTATCTAACCATTCACATCTTTTAAAAGGTAATGATCTCCAATCATTCTTCTCAAGGTCATATACATGAATTATTTGTGATTTTTTTGCCAATCTTACAATTTGTGGAACATTTACAGATTTAGGTTTTTTATCTACTGGAATTTTATCGAAGTTTAGAGTACATTTCATAATTCTGATTGTATTATCAGCTTTTGTAAATCTAACAGTTACTTCATCTTCTTCCCTTATTTTTTCCCAAAATTCTATTACATCATCTATAATATCATGTGCCATAATTATTTCTCCCTTTCATCAAAATCATCATTAGATCTTAATATTGATCTTGCACTATTTCCAGTTGGTGGACTATTTCTTGTATAACTACAATCATTTTCAGACTTGTTTCCTGTAACAACAGGCTGAGGAGTTCCAGAAATTTTATTATATTTTTTCTCAAATTCCTCTGGTTTATTTAAAAACTCAGTTAATGCAGATATGAGATTTCTTTTATTCTCAAAACAAAATCTCCCACAACCAATCTTTACAAAAAACCCCATATTAGAACTTGATTCAATTTCTATTTTATAATGTATAGCTCTTCCAAATTCCATTAACAATCCTCCTGTCCAAAGACAGTTATGTCTTTTGCATCAAATCCCATTTGTTCGTTTTCATATACAGAAGCATGAAAAACTTTTATACCTCTAGAAAGTTTAAATTCTATATCCTCAAAATAGTCTTCATCAATAGTTATTTTATTATACCCTTCTCCGTAACATCCCATTCCGTAAGAAATATTTTTTTTACATACTTCCAATATCTCAGGGGTTATTTCAGTTAAACTTGCTGATTTGGCAATATTAATTGTTACTTCCATTTTTTCAGAGGAATGCTCTGGATTAACACTTGTAATTAAATAACATGTAGAACTTGAATTTGTTACATAATCCTGTTTAACTTTCATCTAATCTCCTTTCTAAATGAACCAACTCATCAACATTACCTTTATTTTCATCAATCATTAAAGACATTAATAAACAAGTATGATTACATCCTCTACAAAAATTCTTCTTATCTCTTTGAATCATCTCTTTAGCAAATGTATTTACCTTCCCTGTTTTGGTAAATAAATTCTGGTTCAATCCGATTGCTCTTGGAGTACTAACTCCTCTAACTCTCAAACATAACCTGATAGACCCATCGGCATCAACAGTTATATTATGAAGAGTTTTGTCAATCTGGCAATCCATATTTGATGGAAGAATATCAAAGGTTTGCATTACTAAACTTTTTAACATATGAACATCAAGCCCTTCTTCAATCATCCTTCCTAATACGGTTTCTAATTTTCTAGTCGGCATAACCAACCCTTTTGGATCAGTTACATTAGAAAAATCATAATATGGAGTTTTAGCAACATCAACAAATGTTATATCACTATTAATACCTTCCTTTGTTAATTTTCTTACAAGTGGAAGTAAATGATCAACATCATCCGGGGACACTGTAATCTCCGCAACCAAATCATTTATAACATCCTTGTATTTCTTTAACCCCATAATACCTGATATACTTTTCTTTATTCTATCACTATCTCCAATTTCATGAAAGACTGGATCAACTGAACTTGTAAGACCATTAAGAAAATCTACCTTCAATAAAAGGTCTTCTAAATCATCAATCAACTCAGGCGAGTTGTTTGTAATAATAGTATAATGTATATCTTCCTTATTACAGAAATTTATAATATCGGCAATATCTCTTCGTAGTAATGGTTCTCCTCCATAGAACAAATGGAACATATCAGGGTTATGTTTTTTCAATTTCTTTAACCCATCAATAATATCCTGTGTTGTCATTTCGTTTCTATGATAATATTTCATATCAGGATATTCAGCCGGTTTACCTTTGTAGTTCTTTACAATAGCACAATAAGAACAATTAAGGTTACATTTTCTAGTCAATAACCAATTACATATATGAATTTTATCGTTCATACAATCACCATATTAGCTATATCCTCTTTTTCCATAAATGACATCAACACTTTTAATGTATCTTTACCATAATCATATTCATTGTCCTCCAAATCACATAAATATATTTCGTGTTTTTTACTTTCATACATTGGAGGAATTTCATCTTCAACTAGAATGTCATGTATAACATTCCAGTCATATCCTAAAGTTGTAGCATGATTTAATAAATCGCCAAACTCATATAAATTAACGCTCATTATATTCCCCTAACACAGATTTAAGGTTTCATCTGCTTCAATCTGATCTAAATGTCTATGACTAATAATACAAATAGTTTTGTCTTTTATCAATGATCTCAAAACTTTAGCAACAAATTCTGTATTTTCAGTATCTAATGAATCAAATATTTCATCGAACAATAGAATATTAAATGAAATTCCTCTTACACTACTCTGTAAATCACATAAGGTTAAGATTGTTGCAATATCAGCTATTCGTGTTTGTCCTCCTGAAAATTGTTTCTTTCCAGATGCTTTAGTCACATTATCAAACATATTAACTGATATTTGATCTCTGAATTCTCCGCCCTTAGTTTCTGATAAAGTATCAAATGAAACTACGTATCTTCCATTTGATATTTGATCAAGATATTCAGAAACTCTAGAATTCATAAATGGTATAGATTCGTCAATCAACATTGATGGAATTCCAGATGTTGAAAATGCAGATTTCCAGAAATTAAGAATTTCATTAGATTTTAATATCCCGTCCTTTTGATCTTCGGATATGGTGATTAATTCATCTAACTCAACCTTTTTATTCTTATAACTGTGTAGTATATCTTCGTCAAATATAGAATCGGATATCATTTGTAATTTATGTTCATTTCCTTCTAATTCCTTCTCTTGCATTATTACATCTTTTTCTATTCTTTGTTTTTTGGAAACTTTATCGTCTGATTCTGCAATATCTATATTAACTTCATATAACTTTATTTCTAAGATCTTGATACTTTCAGATAAATCCTTTTCAAATTCGTTTAACTGATCAGTAGTAAAATCTTTAAGATCTCTTTTTACTTTATCTAGTTTTTCTTGCACTTCATTTAATTGTTGGGTTTCTTCATTTTCAAGTTTTTTCTTTCCTTTCTGAAATATCAAAGTTAAATCTGACATTGCTTTTGCTATTATATCTCCTGCTTTTTCCTTCTTCTGAAATGCCTTTACTCCAATATCTTCTTTTTCTTTTAATTGATTCATTGTATTGACAACAACATCTAATCTTATTTTAAGTTCCTTGGTCTTTTGAGAATCTATTTCTTGTTCACAGGTTGGACATATAGAAACTTCTTTATCAATAACATTTTCCTGTAAGTTTATACGTTCTATATCTAATGTTCTATGTTCCATTCTATAAGACTGTATTTCTGTATTAAGATCCCCTTTGTCTTTCAAAATCAAATTAAATTCATAGTTTAACTTATCATTACTATTTTTTAATTCATTAGATAGTTCTTGAATTTGATTAGAAAGTGTTTTTGATATTCTTGTTTTAGATGCGTTAGCTTTAGTATTTATTTCATTAATAGTCAATTGTTGTTTAGACATTAGATCTTTATGATATAACTCTATTTCAGTTTCAATTGTTGATATATGTCTTTCAAGTTCATTTTTTACAGTTGTTTGATGTTCAAGTTCTTCACCAAGCAAATCAAATTCAGTTAACATTTCACGATAGTCAGAAAGTTTTTCATTCGAAATATCAATTCTCTCGTTCATATCAACTATATCACGTTTCTTTAGATCTTCAAATGCTTCCTTTTTGTCTTCCAATATTTCAATTTGAATTTCAGAATCAATTCTTAACTTGATATTAACTTGAATTTCAGTTCCAACTTTTTGTAATAGATCAAAAGAAACTTTTAATCTTTCATGAGCTAACTTTCCATACACCATATAATTTTCTAATTCAAGAATCTTTTTAAATATCTCTTTCTTTTCTGAGTCGGTCAGGTCCGTAAAGAAATCTTTAACCTTCTGACCAAACATCAAAGTATTCATGAATAATTTTCTTGGTGCAATAAGTCTTTCAATTTCAGGTAGAACTTCTTTTTGACCTTTTAAAATATCAGTTCCATCCCTATTAAGAATAACTGTATTATTTAATTTCTTATATTTATGATATCTATCTATTCTATAAGGAATATTATCAACATTAAATTCTAACCATGTATGACAATTTTTCCCTACCGTATTATTTACTACATCATCACCACGCGCTCCTTTACTCGTTATCCCATATAAAGTGAATGGAATCGAGTCAAGCATCATTGTTTTTCCAATTCCATTTGGCCCACTTATAAGAACTAAAGTGTCAGGAACAAATGTTAATTTCATAGGATCTATATAAGGCCCGAAATTATACATTCCCACTTCTTTAAATATAACTTGTCTCATTAATATTCCTCATGTCCTTCAAACCAGTATTCCATTCTTTCGATAATCCATCTTTCTTTCCACTCATCTCTAGATTCATCGACAAAGTTCATCTCATATTCCATATCAAATGATTCTGTTTCAATAATTTCATATGTAAATGCTTCTTCGGCAGCTTTTCTAAGAGCTCGCCCATATTTTGATTTTCTCCAGTTTCCTAATCCCATAATATACTTCCAAATAGTTTCTCAAAAAACTTATATTTAGAAGAATATTCTTTTTCAAAAAATATTTGAGATACTCCTCCATAAGCGGATAAAATACTTACTCGTAGAGCATGTGAAGAAATAGTAGATAGATTTCTAGCAAGATCTATCATACAGGTTCTTAAAGTCTCATAGTTTTCTTCTTCAGGAACGTTTTCAAATTCCCCTAACAATATAATCACTGTATTAATATCAACTTCCATCTTCAACTCCTTCGCAGCAATTAATAATATCTAACCCTGCTGTTAAATATTCCTCTGTATCTTGAACTCCTTTTATTTCAAGGAATTTCTTTAATATATCGGCTTTTGACATAGAAGAAGTTATACCTCTATTTGTTATATCAATTTCTGTTTTATCAATGACTCTAAACTCAGTATCATCAATATCAACATCTTCTTCTTTTACAATCTTTACATGATGTCCATTTTCTTGTAATTGTCTTGCTTCTTCAACAATCTCATTTTTATTTTCAGCAGTGATAATATATTCCCTGTATTTCTTATAACCTATTGTAGGAATACTTTCTATTGTTTTCTTTTCTGTATCAACAACTAAAAATCTTTTTGTCTCGTTCTTTTCTCCCCAATCTAATTGAATAGGAGACCCTACGTAATAAATTTGAATATCATCTGTTATCATTTCTTGAGGTTTATGATAATGTCCAAGAAGAACGTATTTATATCTACCAACAAGATCTTTAGAGCTTAAACTTGATACAATACTTATTCCTGAATTCAACATAGCTTCTGTTAAACCAAAGTGTGAAATAAGAAAAGTTTCCTTATTATTTTTAATAATATCAACCATATTATATGAATAAGGAACAAATAATAAATCTTTCTTTCTCCAATAATCATCTTCAATTCTTAAAACATTTGGTTCATTATCAATAGATTTTAAAGCTGAAACAGCAGAAGCTCCTTTTCCAGATAAATCATGATTTCCATCAATAACAATAAAACTAAGATAATTATATTTTCTGAAAAAGTCTAGCATTATTGATTGAGCAAGTGCATAAATTACGGATTTTCCATGAAGAAGATCTCCTCCAATAACAATATTTTTAATATCATTTTTTATACAATATTCTGCTATTCCATTTAATGCAGTTTGAATACTGAATAATCTTTCTGGTAGATTGGTTTTATCTTCAACTTTATCTTGCCCATATCTTGAAAGATGTATATCTGCTGTAAAAGCAAATTTCATAATATTCCCCTTTAAAAACATCCTTTAATATTCTCTAAAGTTTCTAATGCATCTTCAACCTCTGTAAAATTAAGACTGACTGTTTCGTCTAATAAAGTTTGAACATCATCAAGATCAATATCATTTGTAATCTTTTCTATTTCATCAATTCTTTCTGATAAGTCTGTAGCCAATGCCTCAAAACTATCAAGATCTGCATTGTCTATTGTTCGTTCTATGTCGTCTATTTTATCTTCACAATCCATTATCTTTGTCTGTTGATCTTTAATTAATTGAACCATCTCATGTATTATTTGTAAAAATGTTTTTTCTCTAGGATCGTAAGAAGACATTGATAAATTATTAATTGATGTTGTAATCAACTCCATTCTTTTTTTTTCTTTACTCATCTATAATCCTTTCAAAATATTAATAGCAACCTCTTCGTCTACAACTTTAGGCCCACCATTAATATAAAATATATATTTAATTTTCCATCCTCTCTTTTCATAATATTCTTTTCTTTTCCAAATAGTATTTCTTATCTCTTCACACCCAATATCAACCATATCAATAATAATAGGTTCTTTTTTACCAAGTTTTTCTCTTGTTATTCTCCCTGACATTTGCTCTACATTTGAAATTGGAGAAGTCATAATCAAACAATCAATATGAGGAACATCAACACCATCTCTCATTTTACCAGGTGTTGCAAAAACTAATTGATGGTTAGATGCTTCCAATGGAGCAGAACCATAAAAAGCTGATTTATCATGATGATAAACCCACTCATACAAAATCTTTAGTAGTTTATCGACTCGTTCTCCCATAACTAACAAATTTCTATCATCTTTAAATTTATTTAATAAACTCTTAATGACCCACATAAATTGTTTAGAGTTTTTAAATAGATTTAAATATCTTGATCTTTGAAATTTTCCTTCCCAGTGAAGATATTTATATCGGTATGGAATATCAATTTTATAATCAACCATTAAAATATTAACCCTTGCATCCATCGTACCTTCTGTATCTTCATCTTGATAGATATCTCCTAAATGATACCCTATGATGTCGCCATTACCGTCCCAACGATATGGAGTTGCACTTAAACCATAAGTATATTCTGCTGGTAAATGAATCGAACATTCGGAGAATGAGGGAGCACCAACCGATGTATGAACTTCATCAGCAACAAATACTCCTAATTTTGCTTTATTTAATTCAGTTAAAAATTCCAATCGGTGACGTTTTAATAAAGATGTGAAAGTTTGGTCGGTACATATAATAATTGATTTTTGAAGGTCCTCCGTGAATGTTGCTGTTTTTAGTCTCGATATACCGTCTTCGGTAATATTACTAAACTCTAAGAATCTATCAATCCATTGTTTCGCTAAAGCGTCTCTATGAACTAATATAAATGATTTCTTTTTCAAATCTGCAATATGATAAATCATAATTACAGTTTTCCCAACACCAGGAGATAATTGAAGGATACCGTTTTTTGTTTGTGCTAAATATTCCAATGATCTTTTTTGCACATCATTTCTCGGTATGATATTATGTTCTATATCAATAGAGTTACCATCCGGAATCTGATCAATTATTTTATAATCCTGAATAAAGTTATCAATCGGGAAACACCTAGGAATCAAAAGGGCATCATCAGATTCAAGAAAGAAATTACAAACCGTGTAATCAGGGGTTTGAAATTTCTGCATCCTTCTTTTTAGATGCTCTTTAATCTGGAAATAAAACAACTCATTCCGATATTTACTAGGTATTATTATTCCAGACTTCCTATAAAATTTAAACATATTATTTCCTCTGTTCTATAATAACAGAATCTTGTGATTCGATCTCTCTTAGAAAGCTGGCAAAAGTATGAAGCATTCTATGAAAGTCATCCTCTTCATAATCTTCTGGAGGATAGCAATTATTATTAGGATCGTCAGTACTATTTAAAACAATATCTTGGCACATATTTTGAAATAGAATTACTTCTTGTTTATCCATAATAAATTTTAATGTCATGTTTACTCCATAAATGTAGCTTTAGAATTTTCATTTTCATAAATAGTTACATATTCAAGTTCGACAAAATTATCTCCACTAGAAGCTTGTGAAATCCTTTGATCTAAAACTGTATATAATGTTTCTGATAATTTTTCAGCAGTTGGGTCAAAATTAAATGTGATAATTCTCATTCCACCTGCTTCAGCTAGTTCTTCTATTTTTCCATCACATTCATTTAATAACAGACAATGATCCCAAACATCTAAAATTTCTAATACTATTTTCTTTAAATCAGCAAAATCAATAACCATATCGTTATCATTTAATTTTTGACTCATAACTCCTATTAGTATTGTTATATTATGACCATGAATAGAAGAGCATCGTCCTTTATGTTTACTCAGTCTATGCCCCATCGGAAGGGTGAATCTCTTTTCAATTTTATACATATATTACTCCTTACAAGTCATAGGTAATGATAGTTTATCCCCAAGTTCTTCTTTAATCTCAAACATTTGTGTTATTCCAACTTTATTTTCTAGATAATAATATCCATCTACACATATTATATTCAATCCCGTAGATTTTAATTTCTTTTGTTGAGGTGTTTGTGTTTGTTCAATCTTTTGTTGTTTTTGTTGTCTCTCTTTAGACTTTATAAAACTTGGAATAGCTATAGAAGCTAATATTACTATAATCGTAATAATAATCATTAACTCTAGTAAAGTAAATCCTTTTTGCCCCATAATATCCTTTCAAATAATTCATTATAATGAATCAAAATACACAAATTCTACTCAAATAATTCATTATAATGATTCAAAACAACATTTGTTATATTATTCAAATCAGAGGTTAAACTATTAACCTCGGTATTCAATGTAGTAGTTTCAATACTCATATTCAATAATTTACTAATTCTGTATTTCCCAAATAAATAGCGAATATCTATTTCACTAACTTTAGTTGTTTTAGAAATTTTGGTAATTGCTTGATTTTCTGGAAGTTTATTTCTTAAAACTGTTGATAAAGATGGTCGTATTTTTTCTAATATTTTTAACTCTAAAATTTGAGCTTTAACGTCTTGAATTTGTCTTCGAAAAACTTGTTTTCTAACCTGAGTAAACATACTATATGTTGTCAATAACATTTGATCAATAGATTTTAATTTAACATTTTGATTAACATCAACTACATTATTTTCGAATGAAATACTTCCTTTGACAGCTTCCCTTAATGTTTTAAGGAATTTCTTATAAATAACATCTCTACTTCTTTGTTTTAAAACTTCAAATACGATTTCAGTATCAGTTACAGAAGAATCAGTAAAACCAATATCACCATTATCCAATTCCTTTGATAACTTACCTAAAATACTTTCAAATCGTTTTCCCGCAGGCCATGATTTTAGAATGACCTTACATTGTAATGGTATTGTTTTAATCACTCCTTTAACCGATATAACAGATTTTCCAGTAGTTAAAAGAGTCTTTAATTCAGCATTAGTCGCAGTTATAGTACAACCTGTAATGGGTTTTATGATAGGTTCTGTTTTTTCAATTTTCAACACCCATAATAGTCTTTTATATAAATCTTCTACTCTAAAGCAAGGAATTAAAGTTCTGTATCCAAACCCTATACCCTGAGTATATTCGGTTCCACAAAAACATAATGGAAACATGGTTGGTAAAAATTCCGGTTCTTTTTCATCAAGATCATTCGTATTCCAGTTTACATGTTCAACATATTTAAAAGCTATCTCTTTTATAAATCTTGAAAGTCTAGCTTCTGTATATCTCATGGCTGCTGGCCCTATTGGTTGAACCCCAAAATTTGCCCCGAAATTACCCTGACCTTCTAAAAACCCTTGATGTACAAGTTGAACTATAGTCCCATAAACACTACCATGTGGATGGAAATTGCCGATTGTATACCCATCAATTTTTGCTGATTTAACAAGTTTACTTCTGGCAATTTGATGTGCTGATAATAATACTCTTCGTTCAGCAGGTTTTAGCCCATCAACATCTAATGGAAATGATCTGAAAGAATTAATATACTGCCCATATTCTTTATATAATTTCGGAATTAATATGTCCATTAATAATTGCCTTTTAAAGTTTTTGGTAGTTGGTCCAATGGAAAAGATACAACATGATTACCATGAGAAAATATTACAAAGTTTTCATCATCTAAATCAATTAGATAATCATATTCTTCTTCATTAAATGAGTCAACTCCATCTAACATAATTTCAGCTCGTTCATGTGCTTCAAGATCACCTTGCATATTTCTTAATAAACAATACCAACTATCAAGTTTTCCTCCATTCACCCTATAATCTGAAAATTCTCTATATTTATCAATATCATTTATAACAACCTTATCATAATCATTAACTAATCTTATCTCATTAAATATATTATGTAAGTCCATTATATCTCTTGTCTTTATATACATTAAAACTTTTTCGCCTAATTCATCAGGATAACTATCATAATGATTATAAGCTACTTTATATTTTCCATCTTTCTTGAACCCATAAGTTCCTCGTGTTCCCATATTATCTCCTAACTATTTAAAAGTTCTCTTTTTACACCTGAATCTGAAAACAACTTACCCATCGCTACAATATCTTCAGTATATTTAACTTGTTGTAATCGTCTTGTATCATTATCAATAAGAGAAATTTTCATTTGATGAGGACTCATTTCTCCAAGTCCTTTATATCGTTGAATATTCTTTCCATTTTTCTGTGCTTCTTCTAATGATTCTCTATCCCATAAAGGGGTAAATGATTTACCCTCAACAATAGCAAACAATGGAGTCTGAGCTATATAATATCTTCCTTGTTTAATTATTTCAGGAACAAGAACAGCTAAAACCATAGTTACTAAAGCAGCAATATGTGAACCATCAGGATCGGCATCAGTTGCACAAACAATTTTTTCATATCTCAAATCAACAATATTAAAATCAGGATCAACACCAGTCCCGAATGCCTGTAACATTTCAGATACTTCTTTATTCTTTAAAATATTTTTAGCATTTGAAATATTAGGAATCTTTCCCTTTAATGGAAAAACTGCATGAATCTTTGGATTTCTACATTGAAGAATTGACCCTCCCGCAGATTCACCTTCTACTATAAATAATTCACCTTTTCTACTTGTACAATCCCTTAGTTTAGTAAATTTAGTAGATGCCCTTTTAGCGCCCTTTGCAGCTTTCAATTTCTTTGAATCTAATTTACTTCTATATAAAGCAAATCTTTCAAGTTGTTCCTTAAGTTCCTTTTCTCTTTTAGAATAATATGATTCTAATTGACTTTTAAGTTGCTTTACAAAAACATCAAAAGAATTTTTTCTAGATACAAGTTTTTCTTTAGTCTGACTTGAAAATTTAGGTTCAATTAAATTAAGTTTCAAATAAGCTCTTAGAAAAGGTAAGGTATCATTAGGTAAAAATTTAAACCCATATTTTTTACCTTTTGTAATATAAAATGTTTTTAATATGTCATAAAAAGCACTAACATGAGATCCACCATGATCAACTGGTAATAAATTAACAGATGAAATTAGTTTAGGTGCTATAGATCCACTAGTTGCATATGCCATTAATATATCAAATAATTCTGGTTTCTTACTTGATGTTAATGAAATTAAAGAAGGGGTATCTTTTTCATCAAAACATTGTTTTCTGAAATATTGTTCCAATGTCAAATCAAATATTTCTTTTTTATCATCTATTGTTAATACGAAAGTACATTTAGGCATTTCTGCCGTTGCTATAGTTAACCTTTTTCTAATTCTATTCAAATCAGGATCAATACTATCAAAGATCTTCTTATCAGGTTTAAATTCAATTTTTGTTGAAAAGGGAATCGCCCCATGATGTGCTTTTATTTTCTTCCCTTTAAACTTGGTGTTCTTAAATGTGAATATAGCGTGTTTCTTACTTCTATATATTTCAATTTTATAATCAGTTGTCAATGCATTAACAGCAACCAGACCAACACCATGCATACCACTACTTATTTTATAAGCTGTTTTCTTATCTTGAAATTTAGCACCTGAATATAACTTTGTAGAAACAGTTATCGGAACATCTTTTGATATAGGTAATCCTCTCCCATTGTCTAATACACTACAAACTTTTGTCTTTGTATTGATAAAAACAGCTATGATTGTTGCAGACCCACCCAATGCTTCATCTATTGCATTATCTATCGCTTCCTCTATTAAATGAGTAGGTCTGTCTAAAGAGCCAACAAACTGAGATGGATTAATCCTTATACTCTCAATATCTCCTAATGTTCTAATATCCTTTGCACTATATTTTTCTACCATATTAACTCCTGTTTTTCTTGTCTTTAATTTTTTTCATTCTTAGATCATGTTGTTTTTTTAATATATCTCTTCCTTCATTTAAAGCTATTATAAAATTATCTAATGCTTCACCCCTAAGAATGAACTCTTCTTCAACTTCAATTACTCCTAAAAATAATATTTTACATGCACCACATAACCTTTTCCAGAAGTTACTTAAATAATACATTATAGTATTATCAAAAGCATATTTAATAATTTCAAAAATATCATGAACATCCCAAATAGATGATCTTATTTTTTTACCCAATTCATCATCCCAAGTAACATCTCTATAAATATAATTTCTACATTCAACGTTTTTAAAAAAAGTCAAAACCGCTATTTCAAATGTTTTATCAAATTCAAAATCAATTTTAACTTGATGTTCACCTTCTCCACAATCACAATCACATGAATAAGTTATTGAATTTCCTTCAATGTGTTGTAATACGGAAACTCCCTTATGAAATTTACTTTCGGGATATTCTTCAACAAATTGTTTTAACTCTTCTAATTGAAAGACGACTCCATATTTAGAAATTAAAATGGAGTCATCTTTCTTTAGTTCTATAATAAAAGAGTCTATTCTTTTTATTATGTCAGTCTTCTTCATCATTCTCCATGTTATAAGGGTGATGACCTACAATAACTATTAAATAAAATAATATTCCAGCTCCAATAAATAACCATTGTGGGGAGTTATTAGTATAGGAAAATGAAATAAATGCACCAATTAAAATTCCATATAACCAATACATATTTAAATCCTCACGACAAAACCAGTTTGATTAACCATTCTAGCTGTTCCGTCTTTTTGAATAACCCAAATTATCTTTTTTGGTAAAAGTTTTCGGTCTATTTCATTAATATTATCACATCCCCCATCTGTGAAAGTTAGGGTAACATCTGCCTTTAATTCTCTAGCTCTTTCAAGACCAGGAGCTAACGTAGTTCCTCCACGGCCTTTAACTTTAAAATCAATATCTCGTAACTTTTTCACTTCATATTCTTTCTGAAGTTGTGTGTCATTTTCAAGTACCGTAACTTTACAATGTCTATCATTTTCAATAATGTTCTTAATTCCAGATAATCCTTCTAATATATCATCCTTAGACATAGACCCAGATGTATCAATAAGAATAACGATATTAAAACTGAAATCTCTCATTCTTCCAGGAAAAGGAGATATCGCTGGAACATTCGGATCATCACCTAGTTGAAAAACATATGTTCTTTTACGGTTTATTCTTGTTGGTGTTCTCTTAAACTTAGACAATCTTGATCCTCTTACTAACTTTCTAATTATTTGAAAATAAGGAACCTTAGGAGGTGCAAGTAGTTCGTTTATCAATTCTTCTACATGACCTGGTAATTTTCCTCTCTGTTTATTAAACGTCTTAACAGATTCATTAACAATATCATTTACATAATTTTCAACTTTTCTTGATAAAGAACTTAAATCAGAAACTCCCTTTAGTTTATCATTTGCTGCTTTTTTCCACCCTGTATGATCATCAAGTTTATCAAATAAACCTGAAAAATCCATTGTTCCACCACATTCGTTAGCTTTAGATTCTTGATCTAATAGAGTGTTATAATACCATTCAGTTGCTTTACCATCTTCCATTTTATACAGTTCAGGAAAACATAAATCAATAGGTTTGCCATTAATAACTAACCTTTTTGGAATATTAGCTTGAGTATTAACACAACAATCAGCTGCTATATTCCACATTTCATATTTCTTAAACTTTTGTTCATCATTTATTTCATTAGATATTATTCTAAGCAACCTAGGAATATGTTTATTAAGCAAATGCATCCCTTCGTGTTCTAGAACTGTTATTAAGGTTTTATCATCAGTTCCATCAACAGCTTCCTTATTATAATACAATGTTATAGTTCCATTAGATTCTGGTGCAACCCCCATAATTAATAGAGATTGTTCTGTTGGTTTTCTTGCAATTCTTGAAAATAAGTAACCCCAATAATTGTTTTTTAAAACAAAATGAGCGACCAAATTTTTCAATCGCTCATCTGTAGTCATAACTTTATTATCCATCTTTATTACCTTCACCACATTTTACAACATTTTGATAGAACATTTCTCTATATTGTTTATTATGTTTAATAAGTTTAGAATGAATCCTGCTATAATATCTAAATTCATCTCCATCCCGTTCAAACCCATCAACATTCATTACAAATATAGCGTCTGTATCAATCGGTACATCTGATAATAAATCAGCAATATTATCAAGTTG